TGTGAGTTTGGGTACGTTTATTGATAATGAACCTCCTCTCAGTCCTACTTTTGCTTATTATTATGGTAAAGAAGCCGATAGAGTAAGGATAGCGGTCACAGATATTAACGGACAGTTCGTAAATATTTTATCTAGCGGAGTAACGGTAACAATATTAGCTTTAACTTAAGCGAAAAATATTATAATATGTTTAATTAATACAAATAAAAAAAAGGGAAAAAATATGGCAGCAGGAATGAACTCTCCTTTTGGGTTAGCTTACGCTAGAAACCTAAACGGGACTACTAATTCTCCTAGTATCAATAAATACTTCGCAAAAGTAACAGACAATAAGATAGTATCATCTTTCTTCGCGGGAGATCCGGTTACTATGGAAACAGCGGATAATAAGGCAGGAGCTTTGCCTAACGGAAGCGTAAAGCCTTATGCGGTATTGCCTACTAAAGTCGCAATAGATTTAGCAACAAAAGATAGCCTAGCGCTTCCTGTAGTGGGCGTGGTTGAGTATATTGAGTATACTAATCCTCAAGGTATTACTACGAAAGTATCAGGAGTATTAGCGGCTACGGATGTACTGGCTAATACGACTGTAACCGTAGGGGTTATAGATGATCCAAACGTTGTATGGACTATACAAGTATCAACAAATGTTAATGCTAATAACGCCGCTTTTGTAGTTGTCCCTAAATTCCCAAGTGCTGTAGTAGGCGCAGGGATAGGAGCCGACTTTACTTTTGGTCTAGCCGGTGGTACAAATTTTGATACTGTGCCAAGAGCGGATAGCACAGAAGCTAATCCTACGGTTTATGCGAATAACCCGACTACCGGGAATTTACAACTAGGTAAATCGGCGTATTATTTGAATGTGGGAATTGCTGATACAGCTGCTACTGATTATACTCACGTGAGTAATATACTGCCTTTAACAGCAATTGGTTATTCATCAAATACCGGTAACGGCACTGAAAAAGGTAAGACTATTGCAGCGACAAATTTTCCAATTGTTGAAGTAGTGATTAATAATCATTTATATAAAACTGCGCATTACGCATAATAAATAACATAATAATAAGATAGGTAAATAAAATATGATTAGTTCCGCACAAATAACAAAGTTAATGCGTCCAGGGCTTAGAAGTGTCTTTGGTCTGTATAGTCAAGCGCCTGAAGAGTGGAAGCAGTATATGCAGTCTTATACTTCAGATAAGAACTATGAAGAAGATTTGGAGATGCAAGGTTTGGGTTATGCTAATACCAAAGCAGAAGGAGAGGCTACTAGCTCCGGTATAATGAAAGAGGGTTACTCAACTATTTATTTTCATAAGACGGTTAGCAGAAGCTTCACAATAACAAGAGAAGCTCAAGAAGATGATTTATATAAGAGTCAGTTCCCTAGAGGAGTTGAAGCTTTAAAGACAGCATTATCTAAGACTAAAAACGTGCTAGCTGCTCATGTATTAAATAGCGCGTACGATGCGTCTAAAGTAATGGGGGACGGCAAGACTATATGTAGCACGGATCACCCAACTGCAGATGGAGATTATGCAAATTGCTTCTCTACTAAAGCGGCTTTATCAGAGGCAGCTTTAGAGCAAGCATTAATTAAGATAGCGGAATTTAAGGATTTAGACGGGACCCTGTCACAAGTAAAACCAGAAAGATTAATAGTGCCTTATGCGTTATGTTTTAGAGCTACTAGATTACTAGAAAGTGCTTTTAGAACTGATACGGCTAATAATGATATTAGTGCTATTTATAATTTATCCGCTTTTCCTAAAGGTTATGTAGTGAGTAGGTATTTAAATAATGCTGATAATTGGTTTATACAAACTGACGCTCCTGATGGGTTAAAGCATTATCAAAGATCTCCTGTCCATACAAAAATGGAAGTAGACTTTATGACTGATAACATCATAACAAAAGCCGATGAAAGATATTCTTTCAACATTTCTAATCCAAGGGCGGTATTCGGTAGCGGCGCCTAACGTATAAATAACATATGTTAGATTTTACTACTTTAAGCGATGAGGTGTTTGAGTTATTACAAATACCTCATCAAGACAGGACGATAGAGAAATTACAATCCCTAAAAAGGAGTTGTAATTTTTTAATATCTAACTGGATGAATGAGTATAATTTACTATGGACTAGCGTTAATTATTTTTACAATCTTACGACCGGTGCAATAGATATAACTTTTGATGAGAATCTCTCTGATTTGAATCAGGTTTTATTTAGAAAGAATACTAATAATAGCGATACGCAAAATAAGGTCATAACAGAGGTAGAGGGTCAGCAAACTCTTACTACTATTACATTTCAAAATAGTAACGCTGAAGCAATTGGAGTAAACTTTACTCAATTAGGATTAAAGTTTTCTGCTAATCTTGAGTCTCAATCAATTAACATAAGATTATATGATAATGAGGGAGATTTTGATGCCAACCTAGATTTATCGCAACTTACTCATAGCGCTGGCGAGCTTTATTGGCTTAGTGACAATATAGGAATAAGGGGAGCTTTATTTGCTTTTCCTGACAACTCGGAGAAGAAGTCTTGTTACACGATAGAAGTTAGGGCGCCTGAAGGATGCCAAGTAACAGAGTTAGTTGTTACTGAATCTTATTATGATATTAATTTAACTCCTGTTGAACGAAGAACGTATTTATCTTATCCTAATAAAGCGGTTCAGGGCAGGCCTACTATTTATTATTTCGACCGTCAGATAAATCCTATTTTAAGTTTATATCCTGCTACATCGCCTGATAACGCTGGAGAGAATGGTTATTTAGTAGTATCTTATGTGAAAAAGATACCTGACGTAACAACGTGGCTCAGTGAAGTAGAGATACCGGATCGTTATTATTTAGCTTTTATACAGGGAGCTGCGTATCACTTATCTACTAAATTTAAAAAAGAAAATTCTGAAGTATTGTATAATACTTATATTACTAACTTTAGAAAGGCGTATGAAGCTGACAATATAAATACAGACTTTTCTTTACAAATTAGGTTTTAAAAATGAGATTTTCGGTAAGACAGGGGCCACTGGGTCAATGTGATCGATGCAGCAGAGTATATCCTCATAAGAAGTTGTTCAAGCAATTAGAATACGCTGGAGAGAGGTTAATTTGGAATGGGTTTCTAGTATGTAAGAGAGACCTAGATGTGCCTAACCCTCAATCTAATCCTTTTATTCCAAAGAACGATATAACGGTTGTATCCAATCCTAGGCCTTCTTCTTATTATAAAGGCACTGAGTTTCCTGTTAGCCAAGCGACTGTTTTAGATAATTTAAGTCGTGTTGACTTTGGTATTAAGAGTTAGCGTACAAAAGTAAAAGAAAAAAAATAAAGACATATAGAATTCCTTTTAATATTGGAACTAAGAGAGTTTTGTATATCCCACACTTTATATCGTCTAGGCCTTCACAGATGGCACCAAACATCAGTGCACACGGGGATAAAATACAGAAAAGTATATAATATTCTTTGCACATGTGGACCGTGATCATAAAAGTTAATACCAGACCTACGGTACGACTAAGCTCTTGAAGCGCTTTACACATAATACCTCTATTAAAATAAC